AGTGCTTCGAGCGGTGGCGTCGGCTGGCCAAGATGGCGGCCTCCAGTCCCCCGGTATTCAAGCGGGGAGCAGGGGAGGGCGAGGAGACGGTGTTCGTCAAGAACCCGCTGTGGAGCCAGGTCCGTGACGCCGAGGCGGCGCTGCGGGTGATGGCGCGGGAGTTCGGGTTCACGCCGTCGGCCCGGTCGGGGCTGCGGGTGGCGGGGTCGGTGGCGGCGGCGGCCGAGCGGTTGCTGACCGATGGGTAACGCGACACGGGGTCAGGCGCCAGCGCACCGTTCAGCGCTACCCGAGCGCACCCGGACGCGGGTGATGGTTCCTGACCCCGTGCCGTGCCAGGTTAGCCCCTCGGCCTCGCTGGCGGAGGCGATGAGCGCGGCGCTTGAGGCGATGGCCGTCACGGTGGGCGCCGAGCTGGAGCGGATCGGCGGGGTGCTGCTGTCGGCGATGGCGCCGGTTGCGTGGGGGGTCCGGCCCGAGCGCGGCGACCCGACGGGCGACCCGCCGCTATGACCGAGGCGCCGCCGTGCGGGTTCACGCTCGACGGGGTGACGTGCCGCAAGAGGGGCGCGCACCGCTGCCAGGGCAGGGTCCGGCACGTGACGGCGTTCTTCGGCGAGCTGCTGACGCACACGAAAGGGCGGTGGGCGCGGACCCCGTTCGTGCCGTCGGTGTGGCAGCGGACGCGGGTGCTCGCGCCGCTGTTCGGCGACGTGGTGTGGAGTCAATTCCACGGAAGGTATGTCCGGCGTTACAAGATCTTGTATTTGTTCGTCGCCAGGAAGAACGGCAAGACCGAGCTGCTCGCCGGGATCGTGCTCTACCTGCTGGTCGCGGACGGCGAGGCGGCGGCCGAGATCTACGGCCTCGCCCGCGACTCGGGCCAGGCGATGCTCGTCTACCGGGCCGCGCGGCGGATGGTGGCCCAGAACGCGGTGCTCCGCGCCCGGCTCACGGTGATGACCTCCGCCGACCGGATCTCCGACGAGCGCACCGGGTCGTTCTACCAGGTGTCGGCCGGGGACGCGGAAGGCAACCTCGGCGAGGAGCCCTCCGGCGCGGTGATTGACGAGCTGCTGACCCAGCGGAACCGTGACCTGTTCGACGCCATGAAAACGTCAATGGGCACGCGGGCTCAACCGCTGCTGCTGCTCGCGACGACCGCCGAGAGCGAGCCGACCGGGTTCGCGGCCAGCGAGCGGGAATGGTCCGAGCGGGTGCTGGAGGACCCCGAGCTGGAGCCCGAGCGGCTGGTGGTCATGTACCAGACGGCGGAGGGCTCCGACTGGACGAAGCCGCGCACCTGGCGGCAGGCGAACCCGGCGCTCGGCGACTTCCTCGACCAGGAAACGCTCGCCGCGGAGTGCCGCACGGCGCAGCGGAACCCGGCCGCCGAGCGGGCGTTCCGCCAGTACCGGCTCAACGAGCCGGTCTCGAAGGTGGGCCGCGCGATCGCCATGCCGGTGTGGGACGAGTCGGCGGGGCCGCACGAGGCGCCCGAGCTGGCGGGGCTGCTCGCGGGGCGGGAGTGCTTCGCCGGGCTGGACATGGCGGCCACACAGGACCTCGCCGCGTACGCGCTGGTGTTCCCGGCCGACGACGGCGCCTACGACGTGCTGTGGCGTCACTTCTGCCCGGCGGGGCGGCTGGCGGACCTGTCGCGGCGGACGGGCGGCAAGGCCGAGCTGTGGGTGGCCAGGGGCGAGCTGGTGCTGACCGACAGCCAGGTCACCGACTACGAGAAGATCCGGGGCTCGCTGAACGCTGACCGGCTGGTCTACCAGGTGGCCGAGCTGGCGTTCGACCCGTGGAACGCGGTCCAGCTCGCGGTGGAGCTGGGCGACGACGGGTGGGTCATGATCCCGTTCGCGCAGTCGGCCAGGAACATGTCGGCCAGCTCGGGCGAGCTGCTGCGGCTGGTCGCGGCGGGCGAGCTGCGGCACGGCGGCAGCGGGATCGTGCGGTGGCAGGCGTCCAACGCCGTCACCCGCACCGACGGGGCGGGCAACGTGAAGTTCGACAAGGCGCGGAGCGCGGAGAAGATCGACGGCATTGTCGCGGCGGTCATGGGCCTTGACCGGGCGCTGCGGCGCTCGGAGCGGGCGCCGGACTACGCGGCGGCCGGGTTCTAGGAGGTGGGGCAATGTCGATCATGATGTCGATGGGCGCCGAGGGGATGGAGCTGGAGCGGCTCCGCGCGGCGTGCGCGAACCGGCTCGACGCGCAGGCGAGCCGGGCGCGCTGGTATCAGGACTACTACGACAACGAGGCGGGGATCATCGCGCTGCTCGACACCGACGAGCGGCAGACGTTCACCACGTTCCTCGCGGAGGCGGGCGCGAACTGGTGCGAGCTGGTGGTCAACGCCGTGGCGGAGCGGCTGGTCGTGACCGGGTTCCGGTTCGGCACCGACGCGCAGTCCGACGCCGCGTGGGCGATCTGGCAGGCGTCGGCGATGGACGCCGATCACGAGATGGTGCAGACCGACGCGCTGGTGACCGGGCAGAGCTTCGTGCTCGTCCAGGCCGACGAGGACAGCCCGACGGGGGTCTCCATCACGCCCGAGTCGCCGATGCAGGCGACGGTCCTGTATGAGCCGGGCACCCGCCGCCGCCGCCGCGCGGGATTCAAGCGGTTCCACGACGACACCGAGGACCGCTCGACGGAGGTCCTGATCCTGCCCGACCGCATCGTGACCTGGTACCCGAGCGGCGGCGGGCCGGTGATCGAGGACAACCCGGCCGGGGTGGTGACGCTGGTCGAGCTGACCCCTCAGCCGCGCACCCTCAAGCCGCCGAGGTCGGAGCTGCACGCGGCGATCTCGTTCCAGGACCGGATCAATACCACCATTTTCAATCGCATGGTCGCGACGGATTACGGTGCTTTCCGGCAGATCTGGGCGACCGGGATCAAGGTGGCCCGCGAGGTCGCCAAGACCGACGAGGGCGGCGAGGTCGTGAAGGTCACCCGCCCGTTCCAGGTCGGCGCCGACCGGCTGCTGACCAACGAGAACCCCGAGGGCCGGTTCGGGGCGTTCGGCGAGGCCACCCTGGAGGGCTACCTCAAGAGCGTGGAGCAGGATGTCAACGGGCTGGCGGCGGTCACCCAGACCCCGCCTCACTACCTGCTCGGGACGATGGTGAACCTGTCCGCGGATGCCATCAAGGCCGCCGAGGCGGGGCTGGTCTCCAAGGTCCGGCGGCGGTCGCTGCACCTCGGCGAGGCGTGGGAGGAAGTGATGCGGCTGGCGCTCCAGCTCGTCGGCAACGAGGCGGCGGTGGACAGCTCGGCGGAGGTCATCTGGGCCGACTTCGAGACCCGCTCGCTCGGGCAGCTCGTGGACGCGCTCGTGAAGCTGGAGACCCTCGGGGTGCCCCGCGAGGTCCTGTGGGAGAAGTACGGCGCGACCCGGCAGGAGATCGAGCGGTGGGAGGAGCTGGCCGAGGCCGAGCGCGAGGCCGCGCCGCCACCTCCGCCCGCGCCGCCGACCGCACCTCAACCTCCACCTCAACCTGAAGGAGCCCCGGCATGACCACACCCCCGGCTACCGATCCCCCGGCGCCGCCCGCGCCGCCCGCACCGGGACCGCCGACCCCGCCCGCGCCGCCCGCGCCGACGCCGCCCAAGGTGATCACCGCCGAGGACCTGGCCAAGGTTGAGGCGGCGCTCGCCGAGGAGCGCAGGCTCCGCGCGGAGGACCGCAAGGCGCTGGACGCGCTCAGGCGCGACGGCATGAGCGAGGCCGAGAAGGCGATCGCCAAGGCCCGCGACGAGGGCAAGGCCGAGGCGGCAGCGGAGCACGCGGCGGAGCTGGCCGCCGCCGAGTTCCGGGCGCAGGCCGCCGGGCGGGTCGCCAACCCGGACGCGGCGCTCGCGGTGCTCGACATGTCCAAGCTGCTGAAGGACGGCAAGCCGGACAAGACCGCGATCGGGAAGCTGGTCGAGCAGCTCGCGGCGGTGCCGCCTCCGCCGGGCAGAGTCCCCGCCGGGCCGCGCGGGGACGGCAACCCGGACGGCGATCTGTTCCGCGACATCATGCGGGGCGGCCAGGGCCGTTGAAACGGGTCGTTTCAGCCTGTCGTGGAAGTTGACGGGCGGCGGCTGTCGGGGTGATGCTGGCTCCGATGCCGCGCGGCGTGAGGCGGCGGCAGCCGGTAGCCGAATCCGGGCGCTTAACGAGGGGTGATCCCGAGGCCCGGCCAGCGTGCGGCGTGATGCGGCGCTTGGCCCCGTGGCGCGGAAATGCGGCGAGACCCTGTTCCGTCTCGCTGAAAGGCCGTCGCCCGATGCCGCTCTCCGACTTCTCGGGGATCATCCCCCACGAGTACAGCCAGCAGATCATTGACGAGGTGGAGCAGCGCTCAGCCGTGCTCCAGCTCGCCCAGACGATGCCGATGGGCACCCGGATCACCGAGCTTCCCGTGACCGGCAAGCTCCCCGCCGCGCAGTGGGTCACCGGGGCGAACGCGCCGCCCGCCGGATCGGGCCGCAAGCCCTACACCGACCTGACCCTCGTGCCGCAGGTCATCACGGCCGAGGAAATCGCCGCCGTGGTGGCGATCCCGCAGCAGTACCTCGATGACAACACGATCAACCTGTGGAACTGGGCGCGGCCGAAGATGGCCGAGGCCATCGCGGTCCGGCTCGATGCGACGGTGCTGTTCGGCGGCGCCGGAATCCCGGCGAGCTTCCCGGTCGGCGGCGTCGCCTCCAACACCTACTCGACCGCCGTCGGCGGCGGCGGGGCTCCAGGTCCAGGCAACCCGTACCCGACCGCGATCGACGCGGTAGACGCCGTGAACAACGCGATGAGCTACGTCGAGGGCCAGGGCCTCCAGGTGACCGGGCACTCGGCGGACATCGGCGCCAAGGGCCGGTTCCGGGGCGTCCGCGACCAGACCGGGGCGCTCCTGCTCGGCACCGAGCAGGTCGGCAACAGCCAGCGGCCGACGCTCTACGGAGAGCCGATCACCTACAGCCAGTACGCCTCGCCGGGGGTCAACTCCACGACGTTCATCACGGGCGCGTGGGATTACCTCGTTATCGGCGTGCGGGAGGACATCAGGTTCCGCATCGACCCGTCCGGCGTGATCGCCGACGCGGGCGGCCAGGTGCTCGTGTCCGGCTTCCAAGACAACGTCGTTCCGTGCAAGATCTGGGCCCGGTTCGGGTGCACGATCATCAAGCCGGTTACCCCGCGCGTGCCCGCCGGGGCGGTCCCGTTCGCGCGGACCAACCTGCTCGACCTGACCCCGCCCGCTGGCGGTGCTCTGCTCGCCAACCACCCGCACGGTGAAGTCACCGCGCGTGAGAGCGGCGGGTCGGCCAAGAAGTGACCACCCCGCCGACCTGGGAGTCGTGGGCGCCGAAGCTCGACCCGCCGACGCCTGGAGGGCTGCCTTACGACCAGGCCGCCCTCATCGCGAGCGCGTGGTGGGACGACGACCCGCACGAGGCCGCCGCGCAGATGTGGGAGGCGTACGCCGCGATGTGCGACCCGGTGCTGTCCGTTTCGATGGTCAACACCGGGGCGCAGTCGGTGGCGTACGGCTCGGCGCGGCCGGTCGGCGAGTTCGGGCTGGCGATCGCCCGCGCGGAGTGGCACCGGTCGTTCACCACCAGCCGGTCAATCCCGGTCCAGAGATCGCCGAAGCGGGCCTGGCGGCGGTGGCCGGTGCACGGCTGGTGGACGGTGGCGTGATGCTGCTGCTGGCGCTCGATCAGGTGGAGCTGTGGCAACCCGGCGGCGAGGACGGGCACGGCTGGCGCGAGCCGCCCGACGGCCGGCCGAACTGGACCGGGCAGGGGAACCTTCAGCTCAACCAGGGCGACTCCGACCCGGCCGCGAGCGGGGGCGGCGGCCGGGGACCTCACCAGCCGGTCCGCAACGCCGAGGGCCTCCTGTTCCTGCCCGAGGCGGCGGTGCCGGTCGAGGGCTGGTCGGCGCGGGTCCGCGGCGAGGTGTACGAGCTGTCGGAGGTCCGCCGGATCACCGACCCGACCGGCGGCGGGCTCGGCTGCTGGCTCGCCCGAGCGAAGCGGCGCAGCGATGGCTAGCGGCGCGACCTTCAAGGTGACCGACGCCCGAGCGCGGCGCTACGCGGTCCAGCAGGACATCGCGCAGATCGCGGGGCGGATCGCCGCCGACGCGAGGGCGAACACCCCTGTCCAGAGCGGCCGGATGGCCGCCGGGTGGCGGACGGTCCCCGGCCGCGATCCGGGGACGACGCTGGTCGTCAACGACGTGCCGTACTCGGTCTACGTGGAGCACGGCACGAAGAACATGCCCGCCCGCGCGCCGCTCGGCCGGGCGCTCGCCGCCGCGAGGGGGTCACGATGACCGTCCCCGTGGTGGCGCAACCCGACCTTGAGGCGCACGTGTGGGCGCAGCTCCGCGACCTCAAGGGCGTGACCTCGTTCGGGTACGCCGCGCTCCAGCAGGACTCGCTCGGCTGGATCATGGCCCACTTCGTGCAGGTGGACGCCCGGCACAAGACCAAGCAGGCCGCCCGCGACCTGGCCGAGCAGGTCAGGCAGAGGCTCGTCGCGCTGCCAGGGGTGCCCTGGTCAGACGGGGCGGTCTGCTACGCGCAACCGGTCGAGGGGCCAGCGTGGCTCCCCGACGATGACGGCTCGCCGCGCTACACGGCGCGGTACGAGATCCGAGTCCATCCCCCCCGCGCGGCTACGGTTCGCGCGGACCCGTAGGAAGGAACCCCGCTGCCATGCCTCCAGCACCAGCGAACCCCACGCTCAACCCGAGCGAAGTCCAGGTCGGCACCGCCAACGGGCCGGGTATCTACCTTGCCCCGGCGGGCACCGCTCCGCCCGACGACACCGAGGAGGACTGGGAGGCGCCGTGGCGCATCCTCGGCTACCTCAGCGACGACGGGCCGACCGTCGGGTCGTCCACCGACAGCGAGGACATCACCCCGTGGCAGTCGGTTGTGCCGCTCCGCTCGGTGATCACCGGCCGCCAGGTGACGCTCCAGTTCGTGCTCTGGCAGCTCAACGCCGTGACCCTCGCGCTGTACTTCGACGCCGAGGAGCCCGTCCCTGCCGCCGACGGGTCGATCGACATGGAGCTGAGGACCGACGCGCCGCAGCGCATCCACGCGATCGGCATTGACTCGGCCGACGCCGAGCGCACGTTCCGCATCGCTTTCACCCGCGCGTCGCTGTCGGCGGCCGGGGACATGCAGCTGACCCGAGGCGCGGCGGTGCCGCTCGATGTCACCCTGTCCGCGCTGGACGACGGCGGAATCCTCGGCTACGTCAAGCTCGGCCCGCGCGCCAGCG